AAAGAAATTACATTTGAAACAAACGGAACTCAACTACTAACAGATGATTTCCAACGTTATTTGTTAAACTGGCAAAAAGGCGAAGGCGAACTTTATGCTAGAGATGTAACATTTAGCGTTAGTGCTAAACTAAGTTGTAGTGGCGAATCGAGAGAAGATGCTATCAAACCAGATGTATTACTACAATATCAAGATGTAGGTTATACATATTTGAAATTTGTAGTTGCAACAGAAGACGACGCATATGAAGCATTAGAAGTAATGGATATCTATCGTGCTAGCGGATTTACAGGCGCAGTTTATCTAATGCCTGTGGGCGGTGTTGAAAGTGTTTACAGTCTTAATAATCGTCGTGTAGCAGAACTAGCTATGAAGGCAGGCTTGCGCTACAGTGATCGATTACAAGTACCACTCTTTAAAAATGAATGGGGAACTTAAAATGTTTTTTATGCTTTGTTTTATAATTGGTTGGATACTATTGATACTAGTGTTATTTCAATGGATTAAAAACATTCCGAGTGCCTGTACTGGTAATTGTAGACAAGGCAGAGATTGCGATTGTGTGGAGAAGAAATGAAAAACTTAATTAAAAGATTATTTGGTATCGATGCACTGGTAAAAGAAAAAGACGAAGCTTTATCAAATCTTGCTGTTGCAAGAGCAAGTGAAGAACGAGCCAAAGAAGATGAACGCCTTGCTCGAATGACTCCGAAAGAACGTGCTACTGTCAGAGGAGAGCCTTATGTTACTGTGTTAGAAACACACGTGAACAAAGAAAACATACGTAATGGTTTTTTTGAGCTTGACTGGAATCCTGAATTTGTAGTACAATTAAAGCAAGCAGGGTACGGCTATGATGGTGATCCTGACGAAGAGATCGTGGATCGTTGGTTCAGAGATCTAGCAAGAAATATGCTAGCAGATGAAGGTGTAGATACTACCCGAAACAACACTATGGGATTCATTAACGTAAGCAAACTAGGAGGCGGTAAATCCGCTGTGGAATGACATATATTATAGTTGATACTGCTAACACGTTCTTTCGTGCTAGACATGTAGTTCAAGGTTCGTCCGACATTAAACTTGGCATGGCATTTCATATTACTTTTAACAGTATCAAGAAAGCATGGCAAGACTTTGGCGGCACTCATGTGGTATTCTGTCTCGAAGGTCGAAGCTGGCGCAAGGACTACTATAAGCCCTATAAGGCCAATCGTCAAGAAACTCGTGCAGCTATGACACAACGAGAACAAGAAGAAGATAAATTGTTCTGGGAAGCATTTGACGAATTTAAGAATTTCATTGTAGATAAAACTAACTGTACTGTAATGCGTCATGAGAATTTAGAAGCAGATGATTTAATTGCAGGTTGGATACAAGCACATCCAGATTCCAAACATGTTATTATTTCGACAGATGGAGATTTTGCACAGCTAGTAAGTCCTACAGTTAGCCAATATAATGGTGTAGGTGATTTACACATTACACATGAAGGAATCTTTGATGCCAAAGGTAAACCCGTTAAAGACAAAAAGACAGGCGAGCCTAAGCCTGCACAAGACCCCGAGTGGATGCTGTTCGAGAAATGTATGCGTGGTGATACCAGTGATAATGTCTTCTCGGCGTATCCGGGTGTGCGTACTAAAGGTTCTAAAAACAAAGTTGGTCTTACTGAAGCGTTCCAAGACCGTAACAGCCGCGGATATGCGTGGAACAATCTCATGCTTCAGAGATGGACTGACCACAATGGCGAAGAACACAGAGTACTAGAAGATTATCAGCGCAATGTGCAGTTATGCGACTTAACAGCACAGCCAGAAGATATTAAAGATAAAATTAAAGAAACAATTAAGGCTAATGCAATCCCCAAGGATGTTAGCCAAGTTGGTATCCGTATGTTAAAATTTTGTAATGCATGGGATATGAAAAAGATTGCTGATAATATTCAGCAATATGCAGAACCGTTTCAAGCCAAATATCAAGGAGAACTAAATGGCATATCTAACTAAACTATCAAAAGTAAACGAATCAATCACTATCAATCGTTATGACAACGGCTTCATGGTCGAAGTAGGTGGACGTGATGACGACAGCGAATGGAAAACTGCCAAGATCCTCTGTACAACAGAAGATGACATGCTTGCTGTAGTACAGGAGTGGACTACAATGGATCTCGATAATTGAGAGATAAATACGTACATTACTCGGGTGCCGTCAGGGCCCTTGTAATTCTAAGGAGAAAAATATGACAGTAATATACGCCAAGCCAATTGTGGATGGTAAGTTTTGGATCGTGGAGCAAGACGGCGCCAAGGTTGCAACACTACACAAGAAAGAAAACAACAAATTTGTTATGAGCAGTACAAATGGTGAAGTAATGTTTAATAAAAAACAGGACTTAACTAGAGAATTCGGAGAAGGCTTCTTTTTAACCAGCACGAAAGTTAAAGTTACTGCTCCAGATGTTCATGAATGCCATGGGTTTCCCACTAGTGTAAAACCTTATAACAGCATGTACGATGTTAGAAATCGATTACCCCTGTTTACTAAAAGTAATGCAAGTAAGAGCTTGTACTGTGCAGGATACTATACAATCAAATTTAATAAAGGGTGGGTCAAATCATTCTGTCCTAAAGTAATTACACTAGAACGTAATGAATATAAAGGCCCATTTAAAACTGAGTTTGAAATGAAACAGGTACTAAGTAATGTCAAATCAGATTAATCTTACACCTGTCACACAATTTGCTCAACTGGTAAGAGCCGCAGAACTTGCTCAAAGTAAAGAAGTAAAGATACCTATTCAGCAGGCTAGACTAATGAATCTAGCCTTTGTTGAACTAATGGATCAACTACATCAAGATTACCAAAGTATGTTTAATGCCCTTAAAAACAGTACCAATACTGAAGTAGTAAATGTAACGATGGATGGTGGCGGATTTAAAAACAACTAAGGATAAATATATGCGTACATAATTGGATACGCATACTATGAGTCGACCTAAACCGCAAGTGTTATTAGAACACATTAATAAAAAGACCTATAAGGCTGAGCAAATTCTCGAAGCCGAAGCTATTTGGGCTGTGTTCTATAAAAACGAGCCATTTAATCTAAAGAGCTTTAATAGTCTTACCTCATATCCTGGGCCTAAGTATAAGAAAGTTAGCTTTTCAAATCCAGGGCACGCTCACAATCTGGCGAAAAAATTAAATTTAACATTTGGAACAACAGATTTCCAAGTGGTTAAATTGACTCAAGGCACTATTGTAACACTATGATCACTAGAGATGCTCTAACTAAGATATTCTTACAGCAATGGGGCAAAAGTACAGACGAAGTTAATTTAAAACTATTTGGGCGTAAATGGTGGCAAAGTACTCGTGCAGGTAAACAAACCAATTTTCGCCTAAGTGATGATGGTTACGAATTTTTGACTAGTGAATTGGAACTTAAAGAGTACGAAATTCCATTTACCGAACCAATCGAACTTAGTCCCCAAACTATAGTATTTTTGGAAAGATATATCGACTGTCCGTATTATCTTACACCCATGAGTATTACCGTTTTTTCCGAACGTAAGAGCTTTGAACTATACCTATTTTCGGACGATATTCGAAAATTTGGTTTGGTAAAAGCAATGAACGAACGTGAAAAAGAGCTGGCCAATTTGGGCAAAGACGAGTAAAAACTCCTTAAAAAACTTAAAAAGCTGTTGACATAATTGCTGGACTACCGTATAATACATACATAGACAGAGTTATTCGTAACAACAATTTTTTAACTAAGATAGGAAATAAAATGGCAGAAATTAGTAGCCGTACAGTGGGCCCTAGCGGTGCTAAAAAGTCTTTGCGTAAGGCTTTTAAAAATCAACGTCCAATCTTCCTTTGGGGTCCTCCCGGAATTGGCAAGTCAGATATTATCAAACAACTTGGTACTGAACTCGATGCTCATGTAATCGACGTTCGTTTGAGTCTTTGGGAACCTACTGATATCAAAGGTATTCCATATTTTGATTCTAACGATAATACCATGCGTTGGGCTCCTCCATCGGAATTGCCAACACAAGAATTGGCTAGTAAATTTAAGAACGTTATTTTGTTCTTAGACGAAATGAACAGTGCGGCACCCAGTGTACAGGCCGCGGCTTATCAATTGATTTTAAATCGTCGTGTAGGTACTTATAAACTGCCCGATAATGTCATGTTAGTGGCCGCAGGTAATCGCGAAACTGATAAAGGTGTTACATTCCGTATGCCTGCGCCATTGGCTAATCGTTTCGTTCATTTGGAAATGACTGTTAACTGGGACGACTACTTTGAATGGGCTGTTGAAAACAAGATACATCAAGAAGTCGTTGGTTTCTTGAGTTTCAGCAAAAAGGATTTATACGACTTTGATCCAAAGTCTAGCTCACGTGCATTTGCTACTCCACGCTCTTGGAGCTTTGTAAGTGAATTGCTCACAGATGACGATGTGGATAATGAAACACTAACTGATTTGGTATCGGGTTCGGTCGGTGAAGGTCTTGCTATCAAGTTTATGGCACATCGTAAACATGCTAGCAAAATGCCCAATCCGAGCGATATTCTGAGCGGCAAAGTTAAGAAAATGGATTCGAAAGAAATTTCAGCTATGTACACTTTGACTGTGTCGTTGTGTTATGAATTGAAAGATGCTTGCGATAAAAAAGCTAAAAACTGGAATGATCAAGTTAATAACTTCTTTGAATTCATTATGAATAACTTTGAAACTGAATTGGTTATTATGGGCACTAAATTGGCTTTGAGCACTTACAAATTGCCACTAGATCCAGATGAGATCAAATGCTTTGATGATTTCCATGCTAAATTTGGCAAGTACATTGCCCAAGCTACTGAAAAGTAATTTGATTCAGCACTATTTGACACCACCTTCGGGTGGTGTTATAATATATACATATAGCAAAAGGAACATTCATGTCACATACAGATCCAATTATTGATAAAATTATTGTAGCCCGAGTAGGCTTACTGCTTCGTCATCCATTTTTTGGTAACATGGCTACTCGTTTAAAAATCGAAGAAGGCAGTGAATGGATGGGCACAGCCGCTACAGACGGACGCACCATTTATTTTAATCGTGAATTCTTTACTCCCCTTACGGTAAAACAAGTAGAATTTGTTATTGCACATGAAATACTACACAATGTTTTTGATCATATGGGTCGACGCGAAGGTCGTAATCCACGTATCTTTAACATTGCCGCAGACTATTGTGTAAATGGACAATTGGTTCGTGACCGTATCGGCGAACATAATATTGAAGGTATTAAAATCTTCCATGATCCTAAATATTATGGTATGGGTGCCGAAGAAGTCTACGATAAAATCTTTGATGAAATGGACGAAGACGAACTTAACGCACTAGGTCAACTTCTAGATGATCACATCGACTGGGGCGAAGATGGTAAAGATGGCAAGCCAAAATACACTAAAGAAGAACTAAAGCAAATCCGTGACGAGATTCGTGAAGCTACTATGCAAGCGGCACAAGCCGCAGGTGCTGGTAACACTCCTGCTAGTGTACAACGCATGATTAAGGAATTTACAGAGCCTAAAATGAATTGGCGTGAAATACTACGTCAACAGATTCAAAGCACTATTAAGAATGACTATTCATTCATGCGTCCTAATCGTAAGGGCTGGCATATGAACGCTATATTGCCTGGAACTCAATTTCAAGAAACAATTGATATCTGTGTAGCAATCGACATGTCAGGTAGTATTGGTGATGAGCAGGCAAAAGACTTTTTAACAGAGATCAAAGGTATTATGCAAGAATACAAAGACTTTAAAATTAAAGTATGGTGCTTTGATACCAAGGTCTATAACGAAGCCGACTATGACGGTTACAACATTGACGAGTTTGATGACTACGAGCCAATGGGCGGTGGCGGAACCGAGTTCGATGCCAACTGGGAATACATGAAGGAAAATGATATTCAACCTAAAAAGTTTATCATGTTTACTGACGGTTATCCTTGGGGTAGCTGGGGTGATGAAAACTACTGCGATACAGTATTCATTATTCACGGCAACGATAAGATTGTTCCACCTTTTGGAGAATACGCTTATTATCAGTTTGCAACAGAAGAAGCATAATGGCACTTAAAAATGGCAAGCCCAATCCCCTGGATTACTTCAATTTACGGAGGGTTGAGTTTGCCTGCCCTCATTTTAAATATACTGCATTAGACAAGTACAATCCTAGTCTAGTCAAATCTGTAGACTCTTGGATACGTAAGAATCTAAATAATAGGTATTATGTAGGACAAGGTATAACACTCGATAATACCAATACAATAGTGTATAATACACGTATTGGTTTTGAGTCTGAAAAAGAACTCAGTTTTTTCACAATCGCCTGTCCGTTATTACAAACGAGATAAATTATATACGTACTTTACAAAAGGAGATATCATGACTGATACTGTACAACAAACCGCCGAAGATCAAGCACAACAACCTTCAAATGAATTAACCATTAACGACCTTAATGCTATGAAAGTTATTATAGATATTGCTAGTTCACGTGGCGCATTTAAACCAAATGAAATGGTTGCTGTCGGACAAACTTATACCAAGCTAGAAACATTTTTAAGTGCAGTAGCCGCACAACAAGCCGCACAACCACAACAACCAGCCGCACCGACTGCCCCAGCTACAGGAGCATAATATGGCCCAAGAAATCAAACATGTAGGCCGTGTTAAAGCCACTAACAAAAAATGTTTAGTGGCTTATCGTACATTGCCTGGAGATGCATATAGCTGTCTGATTATTCCTACTGAAAATATGCCAGATATCTATCACGATGCACTTATTAATTTAGTGGAAAGTGGTTCTGGTCAAAGTTCTTATGAATTTGCCGAAGCCCTCGATCGCACACAATTTCCAGACGGATCTCGTATGTTGCCCTGGTTACATTCCAACAACAGATTGATTAAGGCACCTACTAATGCTATCGAAGTAACACCAACAGTTCAAACTTCAATCTTGTTATCTGAACTTAACCAGATTATTGCCGAACAACGTGGTATTCCAGTTGATCAATTGTCATTGCAAGAAAGCTCTGAACAAGAAGCTAAAAAAGCTACAGCGAAACAACTCGACAATACTAGTGTTACAGAACCTGTTAAAAAAGTTGGCAAAATTGAATCTGCAATAGTTACAGAAATAAACCCTGCAAGTTTTGACAGTCCAGATGCAGAAGCCAAATGGTATCGTAGCCAAGCTGATAAACTTGCCAAACAAGCCGCAGAGATGCGTCGCAAAGCAGAGGAATTGGTTCCGACCAAGAAAAAAGTGTAGATGACAAACCAGGGAAGAATTCTTCCCAAGGATGTCATAGAACACTGGCCAGAAGTTTTCGGTGAAGTACATTTAAATGTGTTACCACTTAGGTATCTTCATACCGTACTGGTTAATTTTAAAGATGGCAAGATTTGGGAAATAAAAATAACAGCCAAGACCAAACGTAGCGGATGGAGTGCCTTTGAAAAAAGCCTTAGCGAATTGTTTAAAACATACGAAGATTCTATAGACAATATAGACTTTAAACTAGATACAGACAAAGTGCGTAAAGACGTAGAAGCTAGTACTCAAAAATTTTTAAAGAAGAAGAAGTTATAAATAATGAATGTTAGACTACTTAGTTTTAGCCAGCCAACCGAAGAATTTGCAACTATGGGGATCGATGACGCCCAAGAGCTCATCGCTTATTGTGCCCGTGTGTCCAATCCCTCCAATCAACTCAACACGGAGACGTCAGACAAACTCATCAGATACTTGGTCAAACACCAACACTGGAGCCCACTCGAAATGGTCTCCGCCTGTATCGAAATTACCACTACAAGAGACATTGCCCGACAGATCTTGCGACACAGAAGTTTCAGTTTCCAAGAGTTTAGTCAGCGATATGCTGACCCTACTCGAGACTTGTCGTTTGTACTGCGAGAAGCTAGACGACAAGACACAAAAAATAGACAAAACAGTATAGAACTAGACGTTCATGGCAACGATGAAGATCGGTTTTTAGCTTACCAATGGGAACGTATGCAAGAACTAGTTATTAAACAATCAAGAGAAGCATACGCTTGGGCGATTGAAAAAGGTATTGCTAAAGAACAAGCCCGTGCTGTATTACCAGAGGGTTTGATCGAAAGCCGTTTGTACATGAATGGTACGTTGCGTAGTTGGATACACTACTGTGAGTTAAGATCAAACAATGGAACACAAAAAGAGCATATGGAAATTGCGTTAGCCGTTGCTAAAGTAATATCCAAAGTATTTCCTATAATGGGTGACGTTTGTAGTGATTTGTAAGATTATTTATTGATATTTCTTCTTTACATATTGTGCAAGAACATCGAGATTGTATTCTTCCAATAGCCTGTTGTCGTATTTTTTCTTTAGTAGAATCTGTATGAATACGTCCAAGATTATGCTTTTTCCTAACTTCGGATCTTTTCTTTTTTAATATTTTAGCTTCTTCAATACCATGAATTTGCTCATAAGTTTTGCCTCTTCTTACATCTGAAAGTTTTTTTGATCTTAATTGTTTAAGTTCTTGAGCTTTTTTAGTTCCATATCGTATCTCATATGTTTGCCCCTTTCCTCTGTTTAATTTAGAATAATCAATATACTTAGATGTATCGCCACCATCCCCCGATTCTAATTTTAAGTTTGCCCATTTATCAGAATTTATAATATCTAATTTTTCAGATAATGGTATAGAAAAATTCTTTAAATCTTCATTATTTGCAAATGTTCCTATTATTTCTGTAGTAACATTATTTCCATGTTTGTTAAGATGAGAAACCCAGCGTGTTCCAGAACCTTTATATTTAAAGGGATCTTTTATTGTTTTTCCTAAATATTTTAAACCAGTGATTTTATGTGTTTTTATATATAAGTAAATCATACATTTATTTATATACTTTTACATTTTATTGAATTGCGTAGTGCAAACGGCACCCAAAAAGAGCACCAGGAAGTTGCCATTGCCTGTGCTCAAGTTATTGCTGAGATATTTCCTCTAGCGACCAGTCTCCTTTAAATGTTTCTGGAGGAAATGTTTTAGTATGCTGATAAAATTCTTCTTCCAGCCATTTAAAATCATTTATTTTGGCTAGCATATTAATATCATCTTTGTAAGTTTTTCCAAACCATTCGCCGGCACTTGCGCCGCCTTTAGAATATTCACCGTATTTTTTGTCACCACCTATATGTGTCCAAACACGTAATCTATATGCTGTTTCGATATCTTGCTGTCCTGGAATAATTCTACTGGCTAATTTGGCACACTCTCTAAATGCACTACGCCAAGTATTCAATGGAGTTGTATTAAATTGAGTTATATTTGATACCGTTGGCATAATTTTAAATCTACTAGATATATTTGTAGTCATATCTGGATTAGACAAATCCATGTTTAATGTTAACTTAGTAGGTAATAATTTTACACCTCCGTATCCATATTCTAGTCCATTTATAGGATTACGACTGCGCCAAACATGTACTATGTCTTCTTCACTAGGATCTAGTTTTATATTAAATTTAAAATTTGTAAGAATTTGAGCATCAGCATCTACAACATAAAACATATTTGTTTTTGCTTCTTGTGCCGCTGCAATATGAGCCTGATGTATTCCTTCAACACCGTCTATTCTAAAAACATTAGATGATAGATTTGCAGAAGTCAATAACAATTTCATATAATTACTATCGGCATTTATTTCATCAAAAGATATAAAAGCAATATCGTACATTAGCGTTTCCTAATAATACGGCGTGTATTGTTATAAACTGTTTTAAAAAATTTACTACCAGCTGGATCTAAATTGGCAATTTCTAATCCGCATTTTTCTCTAAGTTCTGTTCCATAGAAATTTATTTGTTTTACTTTTTCTTCATCGGGTGCATTTTCGTAGTGTTCATTCCAGTAGTTAGTCAAATAATCAAAGTCTCTTACATTGGCATAATCCCAGTCTGTGCAGTTAGTTAAAGCGGCGCCTTCTCTAGCACCTAGTATACTGTAAATACCATTTTCTACATCTGCACCAACTGAGCACCAGACTAATAAACGATGATAGTTCTGCCACCATACTGTTTTTAAATCTGCTACTTTTGCACCTTGATCGAGGCTCATTTTTACACCTTCTCGGAATCCTGCTCGCCATGCTTGAAAGGGTGTTGCATTGGTATAACTTTCTGAATAACTATCGTTAAATTGATAATATTTGTTATCAAAACAAAACTCTACAAGCCCTTTAGTATCATTAGGATCACTATTTTCGTGTGTACGCATTTCATTAACAAACTTACGTGTCCACATTTTTAATCCACCATTACCATACATGAGCCCATTAACATGTACCTTACCACACCAACTAAATACATGATCCGGAGTAAGTCCTAATGCATCTATGTCTACTTCCATTTCAAGAAATTTAGGATCTACAATATTGTCTGCATCTACGGTAACAAAATATTCAGTTTCACTTAATGCCGCGCAGGCTTTATGTGCGGCATCACTGCCTTTAACTCCATGTACACGTTTAGCCCACGGTACTTTAGCTAGTAAATCTGCATAATTTTTTTCAGCGTTGGGTTCATCATAGCTGAGAAATATAATATCTTGTTCTATTATTTTAATCATTTATTTTTAGTCCATATTTGGTAAACATTTTTTTAGTAACAATCGCAATATTGTCGATTGAATACTCCTTATTATTTTCAAAATTATACGAAATTTTATCAGATTTTAATAGGTCGTGTATTCTGATTTGAAAAGTTCTAATTAGAAAATCAAAATTAGATTCTAGTACTAAAAAAAATATTAGAGTATTATCATACATCGATCCCGACAATACTTTTCTACCTAAATCGGTAATTGAAAATTCCCATTGTTGATCGATTAAATTACAACAAACATTAAGTTCAGTCCCTTCGTTAACTGCATTTTTAATATGTTCTAAATATTTTGATTTAACTGTGTATTCATCGAATAACTTTTGTGTCATTAAACTATACTCGACAGTTCCATCAAAATTAACATGTTGATTTATTTTATATTCATGAGCGTGTTTTTTTCCTATACCAATATGGGTATAGTCTTCTTTAGACATTTCAACAAAAAACTTTTCTCTAGGTTCAGTATCGTTTGTTACGCAAGTTATGCGTAAAGTTTCTGGATCAAAATATGCAAAATATTTTACCGAGGGAGCAACATATTTGGTTTTAATTTTTCGTGCCATATACTAACTCCTTTAATCTTAACAACATAGTATCATCAATAAAATCTTTTTCTACATAGTGAAATAATTTATCTTGTTTAATATTTCCTACAATTAACTTTCCTTGAGAGTTGAGTACATACGATAATACATTATGCCAGTGTTCAACTGGCTCATTCCAACCTTGAAGCAAAGGTTTCATGTGAATTAATTCTAATGGACTATTTTGATCATCAACACTAGAATAGTTCATACATATTTCTATAGCAATAGCCGTAGCCAAATCCATACTAGGCCAATTTTGATACTCATTGGGTGCAAATTTACTCCAACATAGTTCCCAGTTATTACATACAAATTCTAAAACACGATAAAACTCTAATGCTTCATCTGATTTTTTAAAATAATGTAAAGCATAATATGGACTAGATAACTTATTAGAAATAAATGCTTTTCTATATACTAAATCTTTTACAACTTCTAATTTGTAATTTTTAATACGACTACAAAATTTAATATTGTAATCACTGCAATAATCCCACCATAAAGAAATATCTTCTAATAGTAACATATCAGAATCAAGTACAATAGTTTCATCGTACGGACTTGCATGATACATTTTCCATCTATTTTCTGTTTTTAACAGACTAGAAGGTTCTTCTATAAACCACGGGATTGGAATAATTTGATCAAATACCAATTTATAATCGTCAGGAATTATATCATTAGTAACTATAGATACATTGTTAATTTCTTGGCTGTATTTTATACTTAATGCTAACGCATAGGCTTGCCTAACATAATCAACATTGGTATTTTGTGCAAAAATTAAAAATCCTTTAGACACCCAAACCTCCATCAATATATCTACTAAGACTTGATTTATTCATAACATGAACATCGAGTCCTGAAGTTTTGACCAAAGTATATTCACCTTGATATTTTTCTCTCTCTACTAAAAACTTCATTGAGTTATTATCACAACTAACAAGCAAATCTCTATCTGTAACATATATCATTCGGCCTGGGAGTTCTACTGCAAAATCTCCGTTTGTTTTTCCATTCATTATATGTATAGCAATACTAAAAGCAAAATCATTTCTAAATGTAGTAGCAGTAATATTATATAAAGCTCTGAAATATGTCCACTCTGATTTAATGTAAGCTACTAGATTAAAAAATGCCTCTGTAAGATTATTCTTTTTAAATACAAATGCAGTAGCCCAATAAAATGGAATACTCCATTGGTTTATTCTAGTAAATTCTTGTGTAGGTCGATGATGAGCCAAATCCATGCTATTATGATAAATTTGAAAATCATAATCATTGTCAAGTGCCGTCGATAGAGTAGGAGAATTAATAATAAAATCACTGTCTATTACTAATGTTTTATCGTACGGAGTTATATCGATAACTTTATCTCTAGAAAAATTTTTCCATTCTAAATTTTTTCTAGTTAAAGAACCATCATAAAATTGTTTTTTTTGTGATGCTGATGTTATTTCTATAATTTGATCAAATGGATGATTTGGATACTGGCTTAACAACCAGCCTATACTATCTGTCGCAATTGAAACAGGAATATTTAGATGTTGTTTTAATTTTTCAGCTGAAAATATCGCTAATTTAACATAGTCGATACTACCATTATTTTGTGCAAATATTACTGCGCCGTTGTTCATAGCTCAATAATATCCGATATTTTTCTTTTGTTTCGAAGAATTTTATATTTTTCCGCATAATCAGTAGTAGCCTTTAAATGTACATCTACAATTTGATTAAAAAATTCTTGCACATCTGAAACAACAATTGGAAAGTTGTTTGAATCAACAAACGCAACGTCGGTAGTATGACCTAAATCCAACATTATTTTTGTAAACGAAATTAGGTCAGGAGTAACTTTAAAACTAGCTCCATTTAGATAGTGTACTGATTTTTGATTGTATTCTTCTAAAATTATTCTTTTTTGGTTACTCAATGTTGCCATGTAGTTGGCAACAGCAAATGCTTTTTCGATTCTCTCATCCATAGATAAACTCCGTAGTGTACTATAATAACACTACAGTAATTAGCTTGTCAAGAGATTATGGTTGATGAATTAGGTATTAGGTAATGTACTAAATGTATGAGCAGATACTGTAGGACGATAATCTGCACCGCCGTAGGTTGCAGATCCTACACTCATTTGAGTAGCCACATTAGGACTGGTAGGTCCGCCATAGGCATAATATAGTGTAACAGTGTTATTTACGACACCGGTAACATACTCATCTGTTCCCCAAGGAGGGTTTGGTTGTCCAGACTGATCTTCATATTTTACTAACAATGTTAAAGTATTGCTAGATACCGAACCATAAATATCCACTTGGTTGGGATTGTAACTGCTGCTAATAACTTGATACAACAATGTGGGTGTGCTGGTTAGCTGATTATATCCGGTAGTAGTTGCTAGAGTATTTTGCGTTTGACCTGACAAATTTTGATTTAGAACAGCGGTACTATTAGCACCAATCACAAGGGTACCCATGTGACTTAACATACTAGCCCAAGAATAATCCTTTGTACCTGGAGTAGTAGATTGACCTACAGTTAAACTTGCACTAAAACGTATCTGACCTCCCGAGTTAAAATAATATCCAGAGTTGGCAGAACTGGCAAACTGTAAACTTATTGTTTCTTGAAGTGTTTCAGTTGACCCATTAAGTCCCCAATTATTCGAACCGCTGGTTCCGTATGAGTCAGAGACTGGAGTAGATGTTTGAAAATATGTACTATTAAAATTTAAGTAGTTAGTTGAACAATTGGTTGCCATTGTTTGATAAGCACTTAGATCAGAGTAGGCAATTTTGGTACTAGTGGTAGGCCATGTTAAACTACCAGCAGTTAAATTTTGATGATTATAACAAGTTAGAATATCTTGATACAAGGCTTGCCACTGTTTGGCTTTGATATTGGTAATGCTAGTAGGGCTTGGAGTAGGTATTTGACTGCTGTTGACAGTTTGACCGTAGAGAGTACCCAGCACTCCAGCAATAGTAGTTTGGATCGAATTGTAATCACTTGCATAGATTAACGAACCTTGAGATGCCATATTTTTAACCTTTTATTTGAATTTATTTAGTTTATAAAACCACACACTCTACTAATTTAACACCAGTATCATCGTTGGTTTCCAAGGCAACTGCAAAAATATCCAAGCTATTCTGAGCTTTTTGAGCACAACCGTTATCACTTGCAACTAATCGATCTCCTTTTTTAACAGCTCCAACAACTTTAACTGGAACACGACCTTTAAGTGCGATATATGTTCCGCCTACTAGGGTGTTATTCATTTTGTATGCAGGATGTAAACTAACTACACCTATAGCTAAATCGCCAAATGAACTGGCAGTAACTTCTTTTTCACCGCCTACTGCTACTACTGTTCCTTCATCATACTTAGCATCTGCTAGATATTTTTCTGCCAAGTCAGCATAATCAGCTGTGGTAGCAGTACCGTGTAATACATTACAGAATATATCTTTATTAATGTCACGTGCTACAATATTACTGGCAGAGGATGCTGTAGATGCACCTGCATATGAACTACCGTCAATTTGTAAATTAACTGCGTTGGTAGCAGAACTAGCAGTTCCTGTAAATGAACCAGTAAATGTTTTACTAGTGGCATCGTAAGCAGTAGAATTATCAACAGCATTTACATTACCAGTATGCACACCAGCAGTATTTCCGGATAAAGTAGCAGTGATAGTTCCAGCACTAAAATTTCCATTTACATCTCTTGCAACAATATTATATGCTGTATTTGCAGTATCGGCAGCATAGTAATTAGAACCCACTTGCAATAGATTAGCTTGAGTAGCAGTGCCATGTAAAACATTACAATAGATGTCAGAAACAGGATCTCTTACTACTATAGTATTGGCAGTTGACGACGAACTAGCTGTTATATAACTAGAACCAAATTTTAAACTATCGGCTTGACTGGCGGTGCCATTCATGTAAGTAACATTGATAGTGCCTGTAGTATCTCTTGCAACTAGTGAAAATGTTCCTGTGGTATTTTGTGTACTGGCAGCGTAATAACTTCCGTTAACATTAATATTATCAGCTTGTAAACTAGTACCATGCAAATAATTGCCGTAAATATCATTCCATCGTAAAGTACCTGATCCAAGATTATTTGATAAGTCGCCGCCTGGTAACACATCTCCATTTAAAAGCTGTAGTGGGGTAAGAGTCGCGCTAGAAGAATTTGTCGTTTGAAATACAATCGGGGAACTTGGAACTATGTTTTGTAGAATAGAAGATGTGACACCATTAAACAACCCTACAGAAACATCAAGAGTATATGTATTACCAACAGTAAATCCAGAATCAGAAAAATGAACTATTTGGCCAAAGGAAGCATTGCTTCCTAAAACATAATTACTTGCTGCCACACCACCTAATTTATCAGCATTACTGGCTGTTCCCCAAAATCTATTATTATCTGACGTGACGCCTGGATAAGCGTCAGATGTTCCACCAGTGTTAACCAATGTAATACCCTGATGAATGGTTGTAAACCCAGTAACAGCATTTAAAGGCAAGTCAAAAGTGGCATCTGCACTAATAATAAAAACAATTTCCCCATTAGTGTAGGCTTCAATTACTGTATGTGTATCGTTTACTGTATCTTTAACAGTGGTAGTTCTCATTTCTGTAATAGAAGAACCAGATGGAGTTTGTGGGCCTATCAAAACAAACCCAGGAGTACTACCGCTTCCGCCAGTTAAGGACCAAACTTTTAATTGATTTGTGCTGATATCAAAGTAAAAATCACCTTCACTTAATCCTATAGGGTCAGAACTACTGATAGTCGAACTGCCCACTACACGAAATTCGGCGCCATCGAAAAAATTCAATTTCTGATTAACACTATCGTACCAAATTTGACCGGTTAATGGGTTTGGAGGTGCTATAGAATTGGCAAAATTTTCTAAAAGATAAACAAAATTTTCGTTTTGGGCTTGTCCATAACCAGCATAACTTTTGCCTATTAGTTTGATGTCCAATGAAGTGTCAATGGTTCCGTCAGCAATGGTTAAACCATTGTTTATAGCAGATCCGTTGTAATGGGTAATTGAATATGACATCTAAATCTTTCCTTATTTTAGTATTTATGCTAGAATAGCCCTTATTTTATTGTCACAATAGCTTCAACTACACCGGTTCCATCGGTGTTTTTATCAGTCAACGCTCGTCCAATAGTATTAAACGCTGTAATTTCTGTTTTATTTGCGGCACGTGCCATGCCTTTTCCAGCACTGACTAGTCGATCACCTTTCTTAACCTTGCCTTTGACCTTGACTGGAACACGACCAGACACTGCAACCGCAGGATGAGTTTGGTTGTTTCCAGCTTGTGAATTCATCAGGTAGGCCGCACTAGAGCTGATTACTCCAAAAACTTCACTACTTAGGTCTTCTTTAACTGCTGTAATCTCTGCAGATCCCCCTAACTCGACAACAGTTCCAGTATCGTAAACATCATCAGCTTCAAAACGTTCAGCTAGGTCAGCATACGTGGCCTGTAGTTGTGCGCCTGTGTCTAATTTCCAAGTTCCAGATATTGTACCACCGCCAACTGAGTTTGATTTAATAACGTCTGCATATAACGTTGCCACTGTGCCATTTCCGTAATGATCTCTAAGCAAAATTGTATCACCTGTGGCCGATGCGTCTGCTGTAGTAGTAGCAGAGTTAGCCTGACCAGTAACACCACCAGCAGTAGTAGCATACTTTACCGATAGATTACCAATATCATTGCTTGAAATTGCATCAGTGATTCCATAACCAGATAATGTGGTTGGAGTCAGCAATACTCCAGACCAATTTATGTGAGAAACAGTTGCGGCATTACCTGTAATACTAATCGAATATGTGTTAGTGTCGTTAATAACAACATCGGGTTTATCTGTAATATTTCCCCAGGCTACTGCATTAGCTAATGTGGCTGTGTCAGCTAATCCAGCTGTATCTGCTTTTCCGATAAACCTGGTTGCTGTTATATTAGCCGAACCGTCTCTAGCCGCAATAGTATTGGCTCCAGCGGCTGTACTAGCTGTATTAACACCAGTACCAACTGTTAAACTATTTGCCTGTGATGCTACACCTATAAATTGCGAAGCATATACTTTATAAAATTGTAAAAGAGCACTGCCTAAATTAGTAGATGTAGTAGTTCCAGGAACTAGATTATTATCTACTATTTGTAGCGGTGTGTTGACAGTTGTGCCGGTTTTAGTTTGAAAACTAATTGTGTTTCCAGTATTGTTTTTTATAGTAGGTATACCTGAACCATTGTTACTAATTGTTAATACTGTACCAACATTGACTCCTGCATCTGTGGTTGTTATCCCAGATGTAAATGACGGATTATTTAACGGCGCAAAATAATCTGAAGCATGTCCATTTAAACTTAATGAATTAGTTGCAGTTCCATGCAAATTATAAGCAGAATTTAATGTAATACCTTGATAAATTGTTGGAAATCCTGCAATAGCGGGACTAGTTACAAAGTCTGCATCTGAACTAATAGTAAACACTACATTACCATCTGCAAGTGCTTGCTGTACAGCATATCCTTGTATGTTGGCCGATTGCATTTGTGTGGTACCTTTACCAGTAACACTTTGTGGTCCTACCAATGTGTAGGTAGATCCATTGTAGACTTGCAATTGATCGTTCACACTATCGTATAACAAATCTCCCAATGTAGGGTTTGTAGGTAATGTTGGAAATTCTGAAGTAGTAACATGACTAATGGCCAATGTTTTCCAGTTAGTGCCATCATACACATTTAATTTTAATAATGAATTGGACGTCAGGGACGATGTGCTGGTGTTAAACCACAGTTGTCCATCGACTGATTTTGAGGGCGGACTAGTGTTAGCAAAATTTTCTAGCAAATAAACAAAATTATCATTTTGTACCTGACCATATCCAGCATAGTTTTTACCGATTAATGTAAGATCGGTGGTGCTATCAACAGTTCCGTCCGAAACTGTTGTTAATGGATTTCCGTTGTAATGGGTAATTGTATATGACATTTATTTTTGCTCTGTTATTTTTTCAATATTTACCTTGAAATTTTTATAAATCTTTTTGGTAAACCCACACTAAACTTTGTAATATAAATTGCTTGATGGTTGCGTTATCAATTATAAAAACTCTGCATAATGTATTTTCACCATGCTCGCTAACTGGAAAAATCTTGTTAAGATAACTCGTAGGAATATTCAAATTGGCATTTGAAAGGCCTGCAATAGTTACACTAATTGCCAAATTAGCTGTACTGACTGCTGTGTCCACATAAGATTTATTGGCGGCGTCAGTGGAACTTACCGGTGTTGCTACATTAATAATTGCTTTTGAGTTTACATCAACTGAGCCTGTACCTTTTGGATTTAATATTATATTACCATTACCGGCTGGACCAACGTAACTAATAGTGTTAGAACTTATACCAACATAGCCTGCTTGGAATGAAGTTTGTACTCCAATTTGAGTTAAACCTGGGGCTGTTGTAATACCAGAACCAAGACTAGTTGCTGTTATTACGTCAGCATTATTAATTTTATAAGTTTTTCCGCTAGCAAGATTTATATTTTCTGAACTATTCCAACTTAGGTAACTAAGATTCCATTCAAAAGTTTTATCAGTGCTACCGTGCAATATAATTCCGCCGCCGTCGGCAGTGGCATCTGTGGGCATACTAGTAGTAGCAAGCTCAATATTTTTATCAGAAACTTGTAATGTGCTAGAATCTACAATAGTGGTATTGCCTCGAACAGTTAAATTGCCTTGAACTGTTAGATCTCCATTTACATCCAGTGTACTTTCAGGAGATTCTGTGAATATACCAACACGTTCTAGTTGTGATTGTATTAAAAATGCCGATGTAATTGCACTTGCGCCATTGTTTACAGTAATTTCAAAATTTTGATTAGTAATATTTGATTGGAGTGTAAACTTAGATAAATCAACCAACACTTCATTATTACTATTAGCACCCAAAATTAACGGTGTTGCGTTTGCTAAAGTTAATATTCCAGTAGATAAACTATCACCGACTGTTGTAACAAAATTATCAGCAGTTAAATTTACTGAAGGATCAGATGTTACCAATGCTGTAGCTAAAGATGCTTGTACATAGAATGTGTTATTTGATAATGTGCTAGCTGTAAATCCTACATTTATAGTTGTAGGCATACCTGGTATTGGTGTTTGAGGTATAAATGTATCTTTGCTAAACACACCTAACAATATATTTGATACTTTTAAATACACTATTGTATGATTAATTAAGTTAACATCCAAAATATCAACAACAATAAATCCCGACGGGCCTTGAGTTTTTGTATAAATTGGTGCGGCTAAGATGTTTCCGTTACCAGCATTAAAGTTTAATTGTTCGTTAGCACTGTCAATCCATAAGTCTCCTGCGGCATAACTACTAGGAGGTGTACTAGACACTATTGTACCTCCACTTACTATAAATTGAGTACCCGTATAAACTTTTAATCTGTTTTCTGTAGTGTCAAACCACAGTTGACCAGTAATTGGATGATTGGGCTGGCTTACATTAGCAAAATTTTCTAATAAATGAACAAAATTGTCATTGATAAAAAGTCCATACCCTGTAGTATTTTTTCCTATCAAAGTTAAATCAGTAGCAGATTGATCAATTGTGCCATCTACAATACTGGTAAGCGAAGTTCCGTTTGTTAAATTAATAGTATAACTCATTATAGGACACCAGTAAAAATAATATAGTTTATAGTTAGATAAGGATTCATAATATTAACAGCATTACCTGTTTGAGAACTAATCATACTACCAGTTGCAGGTAACCCTGCACCTGTTCCGGTTGTTGCGCTAGTTATATTTTGAGCATATCTATCTGAAACTGCATTTGGATCATAAGAAGTAGCATAATATTGAATATTGTTTGCACTCTTAAATGTATGTTGATGGTCAGGTAAATTACTAGTTGTCAATGTCACTTGTGAATTACCAGATCCAGCACCTTGAATATCTGCCGTTACATCTGATACACGATTGGCAGCGCCGCCGCCAGCACTAATTAGTGTACCACTACCATCTTTGTACGGTACTGTTAGATTGTTATTCATATTATCTTGGCCTAGAGGAAAACGTCCTCTTAGGTCAGGCAATGCAAATGTACTTAAACCTTGTAATAATGATGCAGATTTATAAGTAAATCCTATAACGCTATACAAAGCAGTATAAGTTGATATAGGAACTTCACTTCCGTCACATAACAAATAACCAGAAGGAATTGTTGTTCCTGCAAAGGGAAAGATACAACCAATAGGAACAGTAGCTACATGGTTTAATAAATTTTGTTTTGTTACTTTTAGTAAACCAGTACCTTCTCTGTAAAGTAATAAATTATCTGAAAAGTTTGTATCAAGCGTTTCTGTTTTAGCAGAAACAATATTTGAACTAATTGTAGTAGTAAAAACTGCTGAACCAGTTAGCGTTTGGCCGTCAAAACTAATTACATCACTAATTACATCGCCTGTTAAACTAAATTCGGTAGGACTAGCTAGTTTTGCGGCACTACCATTAACACTTCCAGCTAAACTACCTGTAAAACTTCCATTGAAAGATCCTACAAATGATTGTGCATAGACATTTCTAAAAGGTCTATCAGAAGATCCAATATCATATAAATTAATTGCATTGCTAGTACCTGGAAGAATAACCGCGCCGGCAGTAGGATTACCGCTAAGTAAATTATTAACTAATATAGTTCCGTAGGTATTAACATTTCCACCAAAATTACTGTTTAATGCAACACTAAGACCGCCAGCTGTTTGAATACTACCGGTAGTTAAGTTTGTTGAATCAGTTGTGCTTGTAACAGTTAATCCGCCATCAGATGTAATCAATCCATTAACATCTAAAGTTGAACGTAATACTCCAGTATTGTTTATACCTACTCCTATTTTTCCTGTAGCATCTAGATATAAAACTGATTGACTGACTCCTCCATTGTTTAATTTAAAAGTTATACTATTTCCACTATTAGTGCTAGTGAGTACTGCCGAACTACCAGTAGTTCCAATATTAAAACTTAGATCACTACCAATACTTAATCCTCGAGGATCTCTAATACTGATAGGATAATTGCTTACGCTGGCAATATCAGATCTTAAAAAATTAGTGGATGGAATAATTTTATTGTTTAAAAGTAATCCGTCTGCAGACTGTGCAGTACCCCAAAATCTTGTTAGGCCAGTTGATGCATCTAATGAGCTTAGGTTCACACCTTCATTGATAGTAGCAAAACCCGGTATAACCAATTTAGGAGTAAACGTATCTTTGCTTATAATACAAATTCTATAACTTGCCGCTGTACTAGAACTAGTAGCGTAATTTGAAATAACAGTATGTGTGACATTGTTTGTGTCAACAATGCTTTCGACTTGCGGACCAGTTAGTGTACCTTTACTAAACTGAGGACCAACTAACAACCAATTAGATCCAGAAAACAAGTATAATTGACTATTTGCTGTATCGACCCATAAATCGCCTTGTAAACTGTTAGCGACATCGGGTGCCGTAGCAGATTTTTTTAAACTACCAGCCGAAGTCCATGTTGTGCCATCCCATATCTTTAAAGTACTAACGCTGTTATCATACCATAATTGCCCTTGAACTGGGTTGCGTGGTGCAATACCGCTAGCAAAATTTTCTAAAAGATGTAAAAAATCTCCAGCTAGTATTGGAGCATATCCAGAATAATTTTGTCCTACGAAATCTAAACTAGTTTGTTGATTAACAGTCTGATCTTGAACTGTTATAGGAGGTTTAGCTGGGTTAGTTGCTTCTGTAAATGTAACCTGATAAGTCATCTATAACCCCTTAAACAGTTACTAAGCCTGTTAGGCTTTGAATACGTACAGTATAATCAATTTGGATTAATCTGTTTAGGCTTTTTAATACAGGGTGAAAAATTACGTGAGTTAGCAATAAAGACGAGCCGTCTGAATTGAGGCTTTGAAGACCTAGTTCATCAAACACATACGTAGATTCATTATTATTAGTTGTATCATATGCAGATTGTCCGCTAGGTTCTCCATAATCTAACAAACATGTAACAAAAATATCTGTATAATTTGTACCGGTTACGTGTCTTGTTTCAATAAAATTTCTGCTAGGATCAGTATTTGTACTAGAATTATTATTGACTACTTTACTATAAGTTTGGTTATACAAACTTGCATTAGTTCCTGCTGTATTTGGAGTCAAATATGTAATAATACCTGTAGGATCGATAGCAGTTCCACCGTTACCAAATGCCATATTGTAGATAAAGCCTTGGCCACTATTAGCCATGCTTTCTGCTAGGGCAACGCTGATGTTCTCGTAATGGATGGCATTACGTTTATTGATGTAAATTTCTTGAGAAACTGGATCCCAAATTTTAATATGTCCTTCAATATGGATTCCTGTCGAGTCTTTAGTCTGCATATCAATCTCTCTTTATCTTATATTTATCATTGTCTATTATCTGGTAATTTAACTTCTATATTCAGTGTACCAAACACCTGGGCTAGATTTTAGGAAATCAGTTATTTTACTAGTATCATTTTGAATATTTACTGTGCTATCCCATACTGTTCCTACACGTGTTGTCACAGTTATTTGTGTGTTCTCAGGTATAGCATTGGTTAATTGCAACTGATTTGATACGCCATCGACTGTATAATCTGCAGGGAACAAAACATCCCCTGCAGGGCTGTAAGGCGCTACATTTATATTGTGAACAGAATATGGATTTTTCTTTAATCTAATACCGCCGGCAAATACTTCAACAGCACTCTTAGACAATGTTACTACATCACTGGCAGTCATTGCTTGTCCTTTGTATGTCCATGAAGTATTAAATCCGCCTGGAACAAATCCTAAATTAACAGTATTAGTACCGTCTGATATAATTTTTTCAGTAACTGGGGTTTCAGTATACGGAATTGTTTCACTAATTCCTATATCTTGCACAATCGCATTTGCTTTATTCAAATTATAAACTCCAGTACCCAATGTTCCCCTACGCAACTTGCTTAAAATATTGCCTGATTTGGCAAAATATTCGATACGTTCTCCACGAATTTCAATCACACCTGGTAAATTATATGCAGGATTTGGAGTACTTAGGTTGCTAGCATCGGTGACTACAATTTGTGTATCATTCCAATGTAAATCTTGCGCTAATAATGTTCTTTTATTAGCACTTAGACGTTTATAAGTAACACGATTTAACATATCTTTAAATTGCATATATGCAATTCCAGATTTCAACACATTACTACCAAAAGTAATTAAAGTAATTTTATCACCAGCTTCCGGTGTTGACGATAGTTTTATACTCTGTTTGTCATCATTTAATTTATAATCAATGTTAGGTGTTAACAATGTTGAATTTTTAATAACCCATACAGAACTATCATTTGCAATACTTCTATCTAATTTTATTATACCTTCTAAAGTTTCTCTATAATAATAGTAATCCAATGTGTTAGGAGAAAGGCTAGTTGTTGATGAAATTGTAAATTCTGTACGTTGAATATCTAGTATAGAATGATTGTAAGAACTTATAACTTCAACTATATGTGTATTATCGTACGAGTTTGTAAAAGTAATTGAGCGGTTAGCACTATTATAAAAATAACTTTCTCCAGTAGTTATGCTTACTGTTAATGTCGTTCCTTTGTAGGCAGTATAGGTTGCTTTAGTTATTTTTATAGTAACTCCGCTAGGATCAACAGTATAATCGTTGCCTAATTTTAACAATACACCATTAGCTATAACATTGATTTGCTGTATACTTGCTGAATAACTTGCAATCTTTGTCGAATCTAATGTATAATTAAGTCTATTATTAGATATAGTAAAATAAGAATTGTTAGGACCATCAAGAATAGTTTGATCTACTCGAACAATCATATTTGTTTCGGTTGGTAGAGAAATTCCAACAGGATAAATCAAAGGATATGATTTATTAGCTGGTCGTCCATCAGTTGCAATTATTTCACTATTAGTAATAGAAAATGTTTGTTCAGCACCACTAACAATAATAAAATTAATCAAACTGTTTGAAGGTGGCGGATTATTAAATTTAATTCCCACAGCATTGGCAAATGCATACGTACTATCAGTTTTAAATAATGTAGGATTTGAAACTTCTCCATCAATATATACTAAGCTCGTAACTGGTACTTGCCAAGGTGCTTTAGTAACAAACTCTGTAGTAACCCCGTCCCCAATGAAGTAATCAAGATCTAAAATATTGGCTCCGTTAAATCCTATATTAAATAAACTAACTAATTCGCCTACAGCCGGAGCCACATTTAAATTAATTGTTTTGTTACGATAATCAACAGTATAATCTAATCTTATTGTTTTAATTTCGCCACCAACTTTAACAATAACTGCTTCTGGACTATTAGGCTGCTGGCCCATTATAAACCCAGTAGTTGTTCCATCTCCAATAAAATTATCTATTCTAATATTAGCAGAACCTGTTGTTGGTCTATCATATACTTTAATGGCCACAGTATCTACCACTTGTCCTGGAACCACTTCTTCAGGAGCAGGGCTAGTAGTTGGCGTTACTAGACCGTCACCGTCAATGATGATATCATCTGCTGAAATACCAATAGCAGTACTATATGCTAAATCTCCGCCAGTAATATCAGTATCATAACTATCAGCTGCCGGTGGAACAGAGCCATCACTGGTGCTTTGACGTAAAATAAATTCATCGCCGTCATTTACTATGAAAGTATTAGGAATTTGAAAAGTTTTTGATGGTTTAGCAGGAGCAGGATTATCTGGAATTCCGTCAGAAATTAACGGTAACATTATAGATGTAGTTGGAGCTGTAGGTGTTCCGTATGCAGGACTGTCTAATCTTTCAGGATTCAATTGCCCTGTTACATAAATGTCAAGCCCGGCAGGAATAGATTGAGTTAAAACAAATGTACCGTTGGCATTGATTATTAAATCTGTTGGCTGTTCTAATGTTCTTGTAAATGTTATCGGAATACCGTATGAAATTCCAGAATACACTAACTTATTCAAAGTCAAAGTATGTCCATCTGAACCTTTACTCACAACTGTTGTTCCTTCTACAAATACTGATGTAGGAAGGCTTGGACATTGTACAAGATCATTTAAATTAACATGTGTTATATCTGCTATAGATATTTGATTACTTCCAGCAAATCCAAATGTAAATGTTAAAGTTCCGCTAGGAATACTGTCTGGATTTCTGTTTAATACAACTGTATTAGTTTGAAGATTGACAGAAGTAACAGTATGAGGATTAGATCCTTTGATTGTTCCGGTTTGTGTTTTTGTACCAGTAGCTGTACTAGAGTAACTTACAGTGCCTGGTATTACCGGCAGTACATTTGGATTGCCTGCTGTACAAGCTGTAACTATATAAGTTCCGTTGTAAGCTGTTGGGTTGGTTGCATTGTCACTTAACACATTGTTCACAGTAATTTGTTGTCCAATAGTATAAGGTGGCGCAGATTGCGGGTCAAATGTTAACGTTGCTGTTGTGCCATCGCCTGATGTGCCAGTGACAGTAAGTACTGCAACATTAGAAGCAAATCCAATGCCAACTATACCCATGCCTGCAACTATCCCAGCGACATTGTTAACAACCAATATATTGTCATAACTACCATTTGAATTATAAGTTGTTTGAATACCATATGCTGTTTGATTATTTACAGTAGTGACTACTGGAGTATTATCAAGTATATTGAAATTGTATTCCTTAGCAATGCCATCTGATACAAATGGTCCTTCTACATTATTTTTTACGTGATAAACGTTAATTTCTGTTCCGTTAGCAGGTACATACGGTAACGTAAATGAGTGTGTTCCAGCAGATACCGTTACAGCAAAGTCAGTATATTGGCTGTTATAAGATGAATCCCATTTATCTTTGTAGTAAGGTAGCGATCCCCAGCCTGTTTGGATGTTAAAACCTAGACCATCAACAATAACACCGCCATAGTCTATGCCTGTCATTAACTGTGAAAGATCCTTACCTAGTTGGCCGGTTGTTGGATTATAATAAAATTCAATACGATCAGCGGCTGTTAATAAAGATTCATCAATCAAATATGTAACTACAATTTGAGAATCATATGCAGGTGCAAAGTCTACATTAAATGTTAATAATCCCGAGTATTGTGTATAACTAGGAAGTTGAGCTGTTGATACACTAGAAGTTTCAACAACAGATAACGTGTATATTTCTCTTAGTTGAGGAATACTATTTACAGTTACACTGAAAGTTCCTACACGCACATCAGGAGCCCATTTTAATTTAAATGTTAATAAACTTCCTGTTCCTGTAAATGTTTCAACTTGTTGTAGTTGTGTTATATAATTAGTAGCAGATGTACGATCAAAACGCATACCAACTAAAGATGAACGTATAACGCTATCTCCAATAATAGCTATAGCTCGGGCCGCCACGCCACCTTGCTCAAGGCCGCCGTCAATAATAACTTCAGGAGCACTTAGATAATTACTTCCCGGAGTTAGCAATACAATACGATTAACTGTTCCGTTACTAATAAACGCTCTAGCTGTAGCTCCTGTTCCACTATCACTAACAATAGTCACAACAGGTTCTGTAATATACCCAGAGCCACCCGAAGTTAACACAAGTTTAGTTATTGTAAATCCAACATTATCTAACCAGAATTTCCAAGGATAGTTTTGAATATTTGAATCAGTAGCAACTATTTTTCCATTAACTACATTTGTATTAATTAAAGAAATAGCTCCATTTTCAAAAATTGGCATTAGATCAAAATCTGTAATAGGCAGCTGAGCTGTATCTAAACTATCATAGTTGCTAACATATTCTCTAACTTTAGTTTTATATGGTTTAACTTCGCTGATATAATCTTCAAAATTAGCCAAGTTATCAACAGGATAATTTACAGGTTGGTCTAGGGCTCCAACATTGTGTTGTGCTTTAACAAAACTAGTCTTAAAAATCCAATCAATATACGGTTGTTCACTGTATGCATATTTTACACTGTTAAAGAATAAATTTAAATATTCTTGTTTAAGTTCATTTGTAAGAATATTATTTTTAATAGTATCTAAAATAATTCTTAATTCTATTCCAGCAACAATGTCGAATGATTCCCCGTCAAAAATACTTGAATCGTACCCAATGACTGTGTTAGAAAAATCATAAAGAGCACTGCTGAACTGCATAGTTCCACTTTGTATGCCCACTGTTGCATAAGATTGTGTCCAATCAATGCTTGTACTGTCAGCATATTTGTATAATAATACCCAACCACCAGAGCCAACATTTCGTACCTTAACAGTTTGTCCTACAAAAGCAGTTATACTGTTTAAATCTACTAAAGTTGCTACTGAAAAATCTGCGGCAGTAAATTGACTTGCTGTGAATAATGTTCTAGATGTTGTAGGATCTGAATACGATCCGTACCAATCTGCATACTTCCAATAATTTCTTACATCATAACCTTGTGTTAAAATTCTAGACCAAAGTTTAGAGCTAGTATCATACGTATAGATACTCCAATTACCGCTAGCTTGACTATCACTATGTACTAATACACTATAACTTCTGACCACGCACTGTGTATTAAAATCATAGCCTTCGCCTGACGATATAACTTTAGCTCCAACAATTTGTCCTGCAGAATTAATAATTGATTTAACAACTGCACCTTGACCTGATCCTACAATTTCGATGTATGGGCTCGTTGATGTTCCGTTTATAGAACTAATATAGCCTCGGCCTGCATTTAAAATATTAACACCCGTAATTCTTCCATCTTCTATGATAGGAGTTAATTCAGGAACAGTAAATGATATTACATTAATATATGATAATTCAGAATCCACATTAAGTATAGCATCATACAGACCTGTAATTATTGTGGGTTCTTTGTCATAGGATTCTAAATTACTAATATCATAAGATTCGACAATTTGATTTGCCATCATTATCTGATTGACATACTCAATGAATTCTTTTAATGACTCAAGTCTGTTAACAAACATACTTTGTCTAGGTCTATTTTCAATGCCGTAACGTAATTTAATAGGTAGTGATGGATCGGGCACTAGTCTACCTGCAGAATCGACTCCGCATAAACTATCAATCCATTTTTGTTCAATAGTTTTTGGCAAATCTATATTTGGATCATTGCTTATTAGTTTATATTGATTGTGAACATTTTGGGTTGTGTTTGTTGAAGTCCAATATTCTACAGACAATACTATATCCGTTGATGTTAGGTATTGTTTAACATTAGCTAGACTAAATGTGTTTAAACCTGTTAAAGCTAGATAGGTATATCCTTGACCGCGTGGGCTTTGAATTAAACTAGCAACATCCTTGGCTGACATATTTCTGCCTTGAATGTTAGGAGTTACTGATTTATTTTTAACCCAGAAATAATATATATTTTTAAAAGACTTACTAATTTTATCATATGTTTGTTTTGTAGAATAGACTGTATCACCATATAGACTCTTTCCACTTATGCCAGTAGTTAAACCGGCAGCAGTATCAGCTTGAGCATCCCACTGGCTAGGTTTTAAATTAGTAGTTACCCATTCGTAAACATCGATACTTGCACCGGCAGCTAGTTGATTCCAAACTGCATTTCGATAAACTAAGTCTTGATCGTAGCTGTTGATGAATTTAGCAGTTCGTAAATCCCACCACAACATACCAACTTGTTGGTCAGTCCAAGACATCGAATTGTCTACCGTTACTGAACTTGTACCCAAAGAGTACACCGCAGGATCATAGAATGTTTTATACTTGATTTCTTCTTCGGCAGGTCCAGCAATCTTACCTTGCAAAGGATCGATAACGTCTAAGTAAGTGACTAATGTTCCAGATGATCGATTATATAAAAAGGCTTTCTTAATCCTTGTAACATCTGGGATAGCTATTTGATTACTACGAACTTTCCAACTATAAGTATTAGCAGTTTTGCTATAATTATAAATTTTACCCGAAACTATACCCTGATCAATAGCATACGGCGCACCAACAAATATTTGATTGTTAGCCACTGCTAGACCTGTACCATATCCATCATTTTCAGTACTGGTAGTAGTTAATGATTCGCTATAAACCCACTTAGTGGCATATCTATCATAGATATCTACTCTACCACTGTTAATTTGATTAGTAACAAATGTAGTTGAATTTTTATCAAATGTAGTTGAATTTTTATCAAATGTAGTTGAAGTTTGCGTATCACCATTTAAACTATAAACAACTAGTGTAGATGCGTTATTCATAAAGAACACTTTGTTACCAAATCTTCCTGTAAATTCTGGTCGATTATCAACAATGTCTTGATATTTTATATAAGAATCATTAACGTATGAATACACACCAACTGATCCAGCTTGATTAATTGTTGTTGTGCTAGTCAGGTCATCGCTAATAGCAAGGTATGTACCATCATCTGATAATGCAAGACTACATCCAAAACGTGAATCAATTCCTGTTAATGTTTGAATTAAATTAAAAACAGAATTTGTTTTTTTATAAACATACACATTTTGCTGAGAATTAGTAGCTAATGTTGAACCATCGGCACTAATCTCTATCACATTTCCAAAATTACTGTTAGTTGTAATTGTAGTTGGAGCTGTTAGTACTCCGTCATAAATCCAACTGACTGTTACAAAAGTTAGCAATCCTGATGGGGTACTATCTGGGGCATTACTAATAAGAAGAGTAGTATTACTTAATACTGAAAATACATATTGCCCGCTAGTAAATCCTGTTCCTTGTACAAACATGTCTGGAACAATACCTGCCGTACTAGTTACAGATATCACATAGCCGTTAGATGTTAATCCGCTTCCAACCGGATTGTATGCTGAATATATAGGATTAAATGTCGAATAAATTAATTTATAGACAGTTCCAGTATTAGTACTGTTACCAACTGCACCAATGTATAATTCGTTATTGCTAAAAATTAAAGATGATCCAAATTGTTCGTTATCACTAGGTACTGGACTTACAATAGAATCAACTAATGTGTAATTATTATTTGCATTTTTCTTGTAAAGGCTAATAACACCTTGTGCTGGATGGCTACTATTGTAGTTAGTACTTGTTGCATCAACCGGCAAATAAGGTAATTTTTTCCAAGCAGATACTCCAGTATTAGATATAATAGTACCATCAGCATGTATAGTTAAAATTAAATCATTTATGATATCTGAGCCACCAACTAAACTTCCTTTAATCAAAATCTTATCATTATCAAAGTAACCAGTACCGTTAGCATTTAAGCTCACTGTGTAACCAGTAATTGTTGGTGTTACATTAAATGTTGCATTTACACCCAAGTCTACGCTACCTGATAAACCACTGTAAGTTTTCAATGGAGTCGTACCCGATAGTGCCGATGTTGATACTATAGTAGATCCTGTAACATTTACCGTAAAAGTAATATCATCAACAGAATCGATACCGCCTAATGCAGATCCTAATATTCGAATAACGTTACCTTGTTTATAACCTGCGCCGCCTGAAATTATCGTTATTGTTTTAGTATTATCCGTATGTACTACTACTGTAAATCTTGCACCTTGTGCTTGATTAATAGTTGTTCCAGATACTGCAATGTATTCAGCTGATAAGTTATTAGGAGTTTGATAATAGTCATTTCCTGATTTAACAATATCACCAGCAAGATAAGGAGCCGCATGAGTTACAAGTCTAGTGGCTATATAACCTGCTTGAGGGCTTCCTGTGGCCATCCATTGGCTATCATCACTCATTGCTATTACATTAGCTATTATACTTGATCGATTAACATTTATAGATAGTACGCTGATTGTAAAACCTGAACCTGTTCCGCCGATTGCAGATGAATTAACACTTAATGAATCATTGGTTTGATAATTTACACCGCCATTAATTAATTGAACCCTAACTACTTGTCCATTTTTAACAAAAATATTTGCAACTGCACCTGACCCATTTCCGCCCGTTAATGGTACATTAGGATAGATTACAGTTCCACTAGCAGGCGTGTATAATGATCCAAAATTTACAATACTAGCTAGTTCAGAAATAGTTCCGCGAGTAGATCCTACTGTATAATTTGTCGACAATTCAGGTTGCGGTAAAATTTGAGTTCCTGACCAACCTGTGAGCGCACCGTATCTAGAATAGATAGTTGTTTGACCATCACTTGTGCTATATGCCATTATATTACCAAGATTATTCATAGCAATAGTATTGCCATAATTATAACCTAGTTGTGGTGAAGAATTAGTTATAGGAGTTAAATTGTATACTGTATTATAAATCCAAACAGCCCAACTGCCATCTTCAGGTAAAGTATTATCTGTCCATAGTAATTCTCCTGCATTTAATTTTAATGGAAGGATTGTAGACAAATCATCTATAGAAGTTTTTAATCTTTGAGGAGTTAACGCATAAACTGTTATAGTATTCAAATCATTAAAAGGTGCAAATGCTGACAAGGTTGCATTTACTGAAAATGAGTTTAAATTAACATTTGCTATAGAATAAAAACCATTTATATGTGTGGTTTGTGTAATACCTACATAGGACCCTACTGTTAGTGTAACTAATCTATCCGTAGTAATGGTTAAAACTTTTGAAGGTGTATCATAAGTAACTGCTGTAATTTTTAAATTTACATCAGTAAATCTATATACATTCCAACTTGCACCTTCAAATGCACACCAAATATAGCTACCGTTTGTTAACACAGTTGGATCCTGACTCAAGACTGCATTAGTATTACCAATACTCAATTGTACATCAGAAGAATTTACATAACCCGCTGTTCTTAAGAATGGTTTATAAGAACTTAATTGAGGCCATGGCTGTGAATTATATCCGTTAGTCGCCAAATAAACATTATTAGGTGTTATTTGAACAATAAACGTATTAATTGAATTGTCTAGTTTATTCAACAAATCATATGCTTGCGGATTATTTTTAACTAGCCCTTCATCAAGAATAAATTCAATTTGTTCAAATGCTCGAGATGCGCCATACTGGCCAACACGGATTGCCCATTCTTCATAAAATACTAAACTTTCTTTATTTTCACTGCTTAATACATTAAACAACTTGTTAAGAACATTTTGCGTTCCTTTTTCACGAATCATCCCTTGATAGAATTTAAATTCGCTAACATCATCTTGAATAATATTATCTAGATATTGACGTTTCTGATAACCAACTAAATGTTGTGCCATAGTTTGTTGTGCTGAATCAAAACTATCTACGTCAAGACTATAAAAATCTGTAAACTGAGTGGCAATATTAGTCCAATTAGGTAATATTTGAGGTTTAGGTTTTGTTGCTAATTGTGACCAATTGGTGGAAACAAATGTAGAAGATCCTGGTAAAAATTCATTGGCACTATAATAATAGCCTTGATAGTTTACAATATCTCCCATATTGTAATCTTGCCACGGTTGCCATGCTTGAATACCTGCTTGGTCAAATATAAATCCTGGAATATCTAATCCGCCATACCAACCAGTGGTTATATATCCCGATATTTTAATACGTTCTTGTCTATATCCACTTTCTGGATTATAGATTGTATCATTGAATATAGTATTATTATCTACAATGATTACATGTTCATGCTGAATAAGATAAAAACTAGCACCATATATACCGTCAGTTGTTCTTGGATTATAAGTTACAACATTGTTCTTTCTATATGAATCTAAATCATTAGGAGGTAATGCTGTACCATCAACTTTAACAATTTCATAACTATTAAATTGATTGCCAATATCATCAACTACTGATAAGTTAGCTGTAAATGTTATATTATCTGCGCTAGGACTTAAACTAATCACACTTGCACCGTCGATGCTGAGTCCGTCTAGTCTGGTATAATCATTAATATCAAACACGTCTGTAGCGGCAATATTTCGATTGGCACTATAATAGACACCATTAAATCTAACAATAGTTCCGTACTGTACTGGATTATTTGGAGACCAATCACTCCATTTATCTTTTCCTGTACTCCAATTTTGAGTGGTCCAGAACATAAATTCTTTTGCACTAGTTTCCCAGTTAGTTACTAAACCTAGGTTACTATTAAATTCGTTAAAACTAAATCCTTGATCTTTTAACCACTCTCCGTAACCAATTATAAAATCAACTACTTCTTGTATTGTTTTAAACTCTGTACCGTACGGTGCTACAATTTCAGTAGTTTTATCCCATAGTTTTCTAAATATAGCGTTAACTCCGCCAATTACTGGCAAAGATGCTAAACTAGCAAATTTAGTAGGATCAAATGTATTAGATGCTGTTGTTAAAGTTATTGTTTTAAAATAGCCACCGTTATACTGTACAATCGATCCTGGTGTATATTGTTGACCTGGTGTCCATGTTGAATAACTGTCAGATATTCCGCCTACATTAATAGATGCACCTGATTGCAAATAATTATAATATTTAAAATAAGGTTGTGTTTGACTGTATCCAGAAACTTGGAATCCGCCTTGAAGTCGTGTAATTATAATACCACTATAACTTAATTTTAAAACTGGGCTGGATTTATTTAAAAAGATTTTATAATTTTCTTGTGGAATAAAAACACTGCCAGTACTACTAGGTGTTTTACTATCTAATAGTAAATTAAACTGATCTTTATTGCTAAATGCACCTATACGATAACTCAACTGAGTATTCATTGTCATCAAATCAGTCAAATAACCTTCGTAAGATTTTTTGTTATTACTAAAAATATAATTTAGAATAAGATCAACAACATAATTAACAATGCCCGCAGTTTGTACTTGTGTAGTACTTGAATACACACTTGGTAATTTAATATCTTGCGGACGAATTCTTAATCCAGTATCAAGATAAACAAGTTGTCCTGCTAAATTTCTTATGATTCGACTTCTATCTAATAGTAAACCAAACGTACTGGCTGGAGTTAATAACATGCTAGTTATTAGCACACTAAATGGATAATGGCTACTACGTCTCCACGCGGCTTCCACTGGGCCAACATCACCAAAAACAAAATTGAGATCTGTACTGGCTGTAATAAGTCCTTGTGCTAATCCTGATTGAATTGGACTAATAAGATTACCTGATTCATCAACAGGAATATGTTGCATCAAGAAAGGTTTGGCATATTTGGTTAACTTAACTGGAGCGGCTGTTGGATCTCTTAATATACCATCGGCAATATCTTGCCACATTACACGATTGTCGCTAGTGTACGGAGCAGGACCATATACACTTGTCCACCACGAAGGTTCAATACTAAACCCTAACATTTCCCAAGGACAAATATTAGGACGATCTGTATCTAGCAACCAACGATATACTCCTCTCCAATAACCTGGAATAACAGATCCGTCTGGTGCATAATTACTAGAGTAGTTATAAGTAAATGTATTATTAATATCATAGCTAAGTGGTTTAGTAAAATCACTTCCTACTATTTTGGCCCAACGATAAAAATTTGGCGCCAACACGCTATTAAATTCTTCTCTACTATAATCTGTTTTTCTGTTGTATCCTGGAATTACATTAGCAATATCAAAAATTGCTGTATCATAACTAACTTTTATATTGTTAAAAATTCTCTTTTCTAATTCTAAAATTAAATCATCTCTGTAATCGCCATAGGCTAATACTTGACTACCATCGTGTCCTTGAATCATCATTTGAGGGGCTACAAGTGTAGTATCAAGATAAATTTTAGGTGCATACTTTGGCCACATGCCTAATTTAGTAGGTGTAGACGGAACAAAACATCCGTTAGTATTTTCATATTCATAAGTTGTAATAGTATCGCCGTTAGCAAATGCTAAAGAGGAGTCCATTACTACAAATCCTTGATTATCAAATGTATAATCTTGTCCGTAAATTAATTGAATACCATTTAGATAAACACCAACTGCTTGGGTAGATAATGTATTCAATGTAAAAACTTTAGATAACGGATATGTCTTAATACGATAATCTACTACTGTTAAATCTGTTCTAATATTGGCACCATAAGGAACCATATCACTAAAATAATAAGGTGCAGTATTTGGTCTATCTTTATTAATTTTTTGTAAAATAGTATCAACTATTGTCACAGGGTCGCCGTCAATACCTAAATTTTCAGCAGTGTTTAAAAATATTCTTTTAAAATTATTATAGTCATCTCTACTTTGTTCTATAGCTCTAACAATATTATTAGATTCGCTAGTAATGTGATATAAAGATAAACTCATTGGACTACTATGTTGTACAAATTTAACACCGTACTGAGTTACATTACCTAAATCTCTTAAATTACTATTGCCCGGAAACGATCCTGTAAAGGTGGTTAAATTATCTACAATTGAATTTACATGATCAATAACTTCGCCTAACGTAAAATCAGACATGGCATTATTCAAAGGATTATTTTGTAAATTTACAGGTATTTCATAATAGCCTTTGTCATTTATAGGCTGTGCAGAAAATGCTCTAATGGTCAACACATCTGTTACCGCTATAGGAGTGTTTAGCACTACTTGCTTGTATTCCTGAGCAGTTGTCAAAGTCCATAATGTCGAATTTAGTCTTATTCCGTTAACATATACTCTTACTACCAGATCTTCTAAATTATTAATATCATCGTAAATGTCAACATTAAAATTATTTGTTTGATTAGTATTTTTATAAATTCTAACGGCTGCTTGAATTGTAGTTGCATTACAAGTTTGCCATCCATTAACATAAACAGGATTACCAGCAAAATCTTGGCTAGACAAATACCCTACATTAATATTTTTTGTTACTAAAGAAGTTGTTTCTTTGTATTCAAAACTGTCTGTTATAAGGTTAAAATTAAAAACTATGTCGCCGATGTTGCTGACGTTTTTGTAACTTAATGGAAATCCTAAGATTGAATCTGAAACACCAGTACCAACTTTATAAGAAAAGACAGGAGTTCCTGCAAAAGTAGATCCGCTGTACACTGATGTATCTCCGAAACTCACAGCATTACTATCTACTATATCAAACATAGGAGGCTGATTAGTATTAGTTTTTTGTTGAGCTAGTTGCCAACTAGTGCCGTTATACCAATACATTAAACTTTGATTTTTTAAACCTTCAGTTATTAAAATTACTTGATTAATTTCAGGACTTGCTACTTCTACTAGATTAATTTGACTGCTGTTATTTTGATTTAAATGTAATACGTCAACAAATTCTACTCGATATATCTTATTACGTACTAAAGGATCTGTATCGGCTGTAAACAATATAGTCTGCCCTTGAGTAAGAGAGACTCCATCGATACTATAACCAAATGCTCCTTCTATAGTAGAAAATACATCTGTGGTATGTGTATCAATTAAATTTACATCTGCTATAGCATGAGTACCAAAATTAAATAATTTTAAATCAGCATTAAATTCTATAATAGGTCTAACTGCTCTAGCCAATTGATTTAAAGTTGGAACAGATCCATTAAACTTAGCCGAAGCTGATATTACATCTGCATGAAACCATCGATTGTATCTACTCCAAGGATTATGATCCTTACTAGCTCGATTAATTACAATATAATCAGCTACGCTTGCATAACCTGTAGCATCACTAAAAGGTTCTATATCAAAAGGACTATTATCAAATTCAATAGCTTCAGAAGTAGTATAAGGACTAAC